CCCTGCGTAGATAAACATCACCCTTGTCGAGGGTGGTACCATCCGCAGGATTTTTTTCTGCGAGAAACTAAAAACAAAAATGATCAAAAAAACATTCGCAGCTCTAGCTGCAACTCCTCTTCTATTCTCTGGTGCTGCGTTTGCAGGTCCATATGTTAATTTAGAAGCAAGTGGTTCATATCCTGACGGTGCATATACATCTGGTGCTCTTGAAGCAGTAGTTGGATACGAAGGAGAGACAGCAAGCGGTATTGGTTGGTATGTATCTGGTGGTCCTACAGTGACTCACACAGAAACAACTGATGACTTCGGTGACGTTGAACTAATAGGATACCTTGGTGGTTCTTATGATAAGTTCTACGGAGAAATCTCTGGTGTAACAGCAGAAGATGACATCGATTGGTCTGCAAAAGCAGGAGTTAAGTTTGTTTTCTAAAGGAAAACTATAACAATCTAAATATCTGGGTAGAGAAAAAATCTCTACCCTTTTTATTGGTTTAATACCTATGGCATCACCTAAAGCAACGACAATTTACACGAGAGAAGGTTGTCCTTTTTGTACCAAAATAAAAGCAGTTTGGAATGAAAAAGGATGGAACTATACTGAGCACAAACTCGATGAGAACTTTACAAGAGACCAGTTCTGGGGAGAGTTTGGAAGGAGAGCAACGTTTCCACAACTTGTAGTTGATGGAGAGAAAACTGGAGGTTGCAATGAAACGATCAATTTATTCCGCACAAGGGGTATATTATAATTTTTATAAACTACCTATATAATGTAACTAAAATAGGAGAGAAAGTATGCAGGACATACTAAACATTTTGTACACTTACTCACTATTCGGAGCATTCCTCCTAGGTTGTGTTGTTGCCTTTGTATTCAAAGGATACTTAGATGAGTACATTGAGAACGCAGCATACGCTAAACAAATGGTTCATCCTGAGATGTTAGATGAAAAAGGTAAAATAGATTTGGAAACAGAACTATTATACTTGCGAACTGACAACATTGATGTTACACTAGATGAGGATGAAGACTAATTTTCATTAATTATTATGGCAATGAAACTTTTAATCTCTGAGGTTCTTCAGAAAGCACACAATGCTAAGACGAAAGCAGAGAAGATTAAAATACTACAAGAGAATAATAGTCAAGCATTAAGATCATTATTCATCTGGAACTATGATGATAGTGTTATCTCTGTTATTCCAGAGGGTGAGGTGCCTTATACACCTAACGAAGCACCTATTGGTACTGAACATACACGTTTAGAACTAGAGGCACGTAAACTTTATTACTTTGTAAAAGGTGGTGCAGATAATCTCTCCAGAATGCAAAGAGAGAATATGTTTATTCAAATGATAGAGGGTCTACACAAAGACGAAGCAGAAGTTCTTTGTGCTGTTAAAGACAAAGCATTGAATAAAAAATATCGTATCACTAAAGCAACAGTGCAAGAAGCATTCCCAGAAATTAACTGGGGTTCGAGGTCATAATCAATGCAAATTTTAAAAGAAGATTGCCCTAAAGAAGAAGGTAATGATAGATCTTTGCCTTATACTGCATATGTTGTAGAGTATAAGGATAAAGATGGTGGATTGCATTACGACATCAGTATATCTGATAGCACAGTGGATATATTTGACCACTACTATGACAAATTTAAGAAAGACTTTGTAAGACTATTCCAATCAGAAGGGAGGGCGAATCCAAAATTATGGAACAATCCAGCAGACAAACCGAAAGAAGAACCCAGAAAGAGAAGAAGAAGACAAGGTTGACTATGAACAACCCCATATATAATTTTAAGGATAAGAAACCTAAAGAAACAGTTACCGAAGAACAAGTCGGTAAGTTTATTGGGATCTATCTCTTAGGTCCTTTAGTTGTTATGTTATGTTGGAACTTTGTTATGCCTTACATCTTTGGATTGAAAGCAATCAATTACCTACACGCAGCAGCACTTCTTATTATCTCTAGATTTATTACACTTAAATAAAACCTATGAAGTATCAAAGAGCATTAGATCTCTTTACTGAATCAGTTTACAAACCAGATCACGATTTGCGTGCTCGTGCTCATAATCAGGGGTGTTATGATGAACTGATGGAGATCAGACAACACGTTATAGAGTATCTCAAGACACTTAAGGAAGTCACACATCATACAAATGCAGATGAGAGTGATGAACTTGAAACACAGAAACTCATTGAGACTAAAGGGGCATATTATTATGGTCTTGATCAGGGAGATATATGAAAGTATGTTTAGTGTCAGTTACACCTGACGCAGAAAAAACTATAGGATACATCGCTAGAGTATCCAACCCTAACAATCAAGACAATCCAAAGGTAGAAAAGTTATTAGAGTATTGTATCAAGCATCAACACTGGTCTATCTTTGAACAAGCAACAATGACTTTGCAGATAGAAACCTCACGAGGAATTGCTGCACAGATACTAAGGCATAGATCATTTACATTCCAAGAATTTAGTCAGAGATATGCTGACACAAATTTGTTAGGTAACATTCCATTACCAGAATTAAGAAGACAAGATACAAAGAACAGACAGAACAGTATTGATGATATTGCAGAGGAGGATGCAAGAAGACTCCACAAGGCAATCGCTGCCTACTTTGCAGAAGGAGTTGACTTATACAATGAACTATTACGTGAAGGTATTGCTAAAGAGTGTGCAAGATTTGTACTTCCTCTAGCAACTCCAACCAGACTTTATATGACAGGTAGTGTCAGGTCTTGGATACACTATATTAATTTACGTACTGCAAATGGTACACAGAAGGAGCATATGGACATCGCAAGTCTATGTCGTGACCATTTCATATGTAATTTCCCTATAACTTCTAAGGCATTAGGATGGTGTCCAGAGGTAGGATGTGATGAATGTGATGACGATTACTGGAATGACATTCAACCTTGTTTACGAATCGATTAACATCTGCTATACTATCACCACTATACAAAACCAATGCCATCATACGATTTTAAAAACAAAAAAACAGGAGAGATCATAGAAGTTAGAATGTCTATGAACGACCTAGATAAATATAAGGAAGACAATCCTGATATGGAGAGGTATTTTGGTAATCAAGCACCAGCTACGATGTATGGTAAACCAAAGCAATCAGATGGATTTAAAGAAGTAATGTCTAAAATCCAACAAGATCATCCAAGAGCAAACCTCTCTAACTATACATAATGCCACAACGTAAACGCAAGACCCCAGTTCCATCGGGGATGAGTGCGAAGCAGATGAAGAGAAGGAAACCTATTGGTATCGATCATTTAAAAACGATTGAACCATTAACAACCAATCAAGAAAAAGTTTTTAAATCATATGCTAAAGGAAAGCATTTGGTTTTACACGGTGCTGCGGGTACAGGTAAAACATTTATCAGTTTGTACCTAGCATTACAACAGGTTCTTGATGAAGGTAATCCATATGAAAAGGTTTATATGGTTCGTTCTCTTGTACCTACAAGAGAGATTGGTTTCTTACCAGGTGATCACGAAGACAAGTCAAACTTATATCAGATACCATACAAAAATATGGTCAGATATATGTTTGAAATGCCTACAGATAATGACTTTGAAATGTTGTATGATAACTTGAAGACTCAAGAAACTATTTCCTTCTGGTCTACAAGTTTTATTAGAGGTACAACCTTTGACAATGCTGTTATAATAGTAGATGAGTTCAGTAACTTGAACTTCCACGAATTAGATTCAATCATCACTAGAGTTGGTACAAACTGTAGGATTATTTTCTCAGGAGATGTTGCACAAACTGACTTGATAAAACAGAATGAAAGAACAGGTATCTTAGATTTTATGCAAATCCTACAAGCATTAGATTCTTTTGACATCGTTGAGTTTGGTCTCGATGATATCGTTAGATCAGGTCTTGTAAAAGAGTATCTAATTTCCAAAATACAACTAGGATTTGGTTAATGTTTAATATGGTGGGACCTCCTGTCCCTTTGACTGAAATGAAAG